GCGCTACCAGTTGGCTACCCGAGCAGGCCTGGCATAAGTGCCACGACGAAACCCTCGACCTACCATCGTCAAATCCGGGCTGTATCGCTGTCGAGACGAGCGTAGACGGTCTACCGATCGGAGCGATCCTAGCTGCGCGTGATGATGATGGGCGAATCATCGTCCGCTCAAGGATCGAGACAAGTCACGCCGCCCTGTGGAAGTACCTCCAAGAGATCGCAAGTGAGCGTCGAGGAATCACGATCCTACATCACGCCACGGTGAGGATCCCGGAGATCAAAGGTGCGAAACTACTCCAGGTCAAAACGAGTGACCAGATCGCAGGCTACGGACCGACGAAAGCAGCGATCCAAGCGGGCGAAGTATTCCACGACGGCAACCAGACACTAAACGAGCAAATACTAATGGCGACCGCGTACACGTCTCGGGATGGTCACGCGCAGCTCTCTCAGCGCGCCAGTGAAGGCCCGATCTATCTAGCGCGCGCCCTAGTCTGGGCTGTAGGCTTCGAGCTACGTCCGAACCCTCGACGTCGTCACCTGGTCGCGTCGGCATCATCCCTAAAACACTGAACCCGAAACGGTGACGACGGAGATGACATTATGAGCGTATGGGACTCCGCGAATGGGTAACGGGCGAGGCTACACCGACCAAGCGCGCCAGCATGTACCCCCACGTTTCCCCATCGCACGCTGCCGACTTCCAGACGCTACTCCGGCTCGGACTCAACCGAGAAACAGCGATGGGTGTCCCCGCGGCAGCCGCTTGCCGTAACCTGATCGTTTCGACTATCGCGCAGCTCGGCATAGATCGGTACCGCGGCGCCGAGCGCCTGATCGCTGGAGAACTAATTACACAGCCCGATCCGTCCTGCACGTGGACGACGACAATCAGCCATACCGTTGACGATCTGATCTGGTACGGCAAAAGCGCGTGGATCGTTCTAGCGCGCGACGGTGTAGCTACTGAAATGAACCCGGACGGGCGACCAGTCCGGGCGCGTCACGTTCCCGGCGCCGTCGTCGAGCGGATCCTGTCTAGAAACCTGACCGACTACAACCAGACGCTAGGCTACACAATCAACGGGACTCGCGTAGAAGCTCGAAACGTGATCTACTTCGACGGACAACACGAAGGCGTCCTAGCGTTTGGCGCTCGCACGATCAGCGCCGCGATAGCACTCGAGGACGCAGCTGGCCGATTCGCTAGCGTCGAGCTACCCGTCGGCGTTCTACAGAACGTCGGTCACGAGCTAGGCCCCGACGAGGCCGCCGAGATCGTAAGCGAATTCCAAGCCGCGCGCCGCGAGAACTCGATCGCATTTCTGCAAAACGTCGAATACAATCGCACCGACCTCAACCCGATGGACCTACAGCTAGTCGAAGCCAGGGCAAACGCGGACTCCAGCCTAGCCCGGTTATTCAGCGTCCCCGTCTCGATGATTGGTGCAAGTCCTACGGGTAACTCTGGGAGCCTGCTTTACAGCAACGTCTCGCAGAATATGGCGCAATTCGTCCAGACCGCTTGCGCGCCCTACATCAACGTCATAGAAGAAACGCTATCCCTTGACGCGACAACCGCGACTGGGCAGCAAGTCCGAATGGACGTGCAGGCATTCCTCCGAACAGATCCCGAGGCAGCCGCCGCCTACGCTACCTCCCTCCAGGCCGCCACAATCATAACGATTGACGAGGCGCGCGGCTTCCTCGGGATTCCCGCTGTCAACTCCAACACCCCAGACCTCACACCCGGGAGAATCTAAATGCTCCAGTTTGACATCGAAGTCACCGCAGCGAACACCGAGACACGCACGATCGAAGGTGTAGCCGTACCGTACGGCGAGACCGCGAACCTTGGCGGCACAACGTATCGGTTCGAGCGTGGCAGCCTCAAGCCCGCCCGCGACCGGACGCCCTTACTACTCGGACACGACCGGAATCGTCCCATTGGGATCCTGACCGAGCTCGCGGACACCGAGACGGGAGCCATAGCCCGCTTCCATATCGACAACGGACCCGAAGGCGACCTAGCACTAGCCCAGGCAGCGTCTGGTAGTCGTGGCGGTCTCTCTATTGGTGCCGAGATCGTGAAGGAAACCTACGACGCCGACGGTGTCGCCAATGTCACCGAGGCCGCCCTGCTCGAGATCAGCCTGGTAGCGATTCCCGCATTCGCGGGATCTAGCGTTACCCAGGTCGCAGCAGACGCCGACGAAAAGAGCGTGCAAGATCTTGCAGCGAAAAATGAGACCCCGACCCCCGACCCGACCATCACGACCGAACCCGTACAGGAGAAACTAGACATGAGCACTACAGAGCCGATCGCCCCCGCAATCATCCCTATGATTATTGCAGAGCCGCGCCCCACACTGAACGCCGACAACTACGTCACGACAATGGTCCGAGCCATGAAAGGCGACCACAACGCCATGCGCGTGATCCAGGCAGAGCTCGACGTGATCGACACGGCCGCGATCATCGGACTCGTCCCTGACGTGTACACGCGTGAAATCATCGGCGGACTCTCCGAGAATCGCGCCCTTGCCCAGAACGTCCGCAACGCACCAATGCCCGCCGAAGGGATGAAGCTCTACAAGCCAGAATGGACGGCAACGCCCGTAGGTGGTTGGATCGACGAGGAGGATCCGACCCCGTCGAATCCAATCACGATTGGCAACCACGAGGTAAATATCCTGCAATGGGCCTACGGTGTCTCGATGACCGTCGCAAGCCTCGAGCGAGGATTCGGCGTAGCAGAATCGGTATTTCGACAGATCATCCTCAGCTACTACGCTGCAATTGAGACGAAGATCGGAGACGCAATCACGGACGCCGCTGGTACCGAGACTGCCGGCCTCGATCTCACCGGACTCGGACTCCTGTCTGCTGCCGTATACCAGGACTCTGGGCGCCGCCCCGACAAGGTCTACGTCTCGCCGGACGTTTGGGCCGCATTCCTCGCAACCGAGGGAAGCCTGCCATTTACCCAGGGCAACACAAACGCCGCGTCGATTGCTGGCAACATCGCCGGACTCGACGTCGTCGTCTCTGGCGTGTTCGACGCTGGGACAATGATCGTCGCCGACTCGAGCGTGATCGAACTACGCGAGTCCGCACCGCTCCAGCTGCGCGCTAACGTCGTCGGCACGATGCAGGTCGAGCTCGGCGTTACGAGCTTCGCATCGTTCGACGTTGAGCTCGTGACAGCTGTCAAGATCGCGGAGCCAGCGTAGGCCGAGACGCTGACGGCTAGCTAGGCTGATCCGCACCGCGTCCGTCACCCCTTCCCCGGTGGCGGACGCGCTCCAACCCAGAGGAAAACCGAATGACAGAATGGCTGACAACAGAGGACGTGGCGAACTATCTAGAGCTTGACGAGGTAGACGACCGCGTCGAAAGAGCGACACTTGCAGTCAAGAGCGAAGTCGAACGCCTACGGTCCGACCTTTCGCCGTATGACGAAGTACCTGGAAGCGTTCAGTATGGCGCGATTCTGTGGGCAGCCCTGTTCTATCAGCAACGCAACGCGCCCAGCGGATTCGCAGGGTTCGGTGACGGCGCCGACATTATCGGCGACATTATGGGATCCAAGAAGGGCGACATCTATCGTCTCATCGGTCTACGCAGGCCCCTAACGGCATGACGATTCCAGACGCCCTAGACGCCGTTGTCGAAGCTCTCCGAGATGCGGGACTGACAAAAGCTACCCGTGATCCGGGCGCATTCTTCCCATCCCCTATCGGCGTGTTGGTTGGTATGCCAACCGTGAAAGCCACAGGCCTCGCGCATCGCACGCTCGAGGTTCCTGTCCACGTTGTCAGCGCCGACCCGCCAACGCCCCGCATTCTCGCTCTCATGTACACAGCCGCCGATATTGCGTGTCTCGCGTTGTCTTGTGAAACGTACTCCCCCTCGACTTACTCCGGCAATATCAACGCGGAGCCACTACCGACCATCGACATGATCGCCACCGTGACGATCACCTACGAATAGGAGCTCTACCATGTCCGTTACAGATTCTCGACTAGGCCCCGGCACTCTCGATCTCGGGGGCGATGATTTTAGCGTCCAAATCTCGAGCTGTTCCCTGACGCCAACCACGAACGAAACCGACGGCACGCCAACGCTCGGCGTCCCAGACCCCACCACCGAAGTAACGTTCGAGTGGACGCTGTCGGGCGACACCGTCAGCGATTGGGGCGACGCCGACGGATTCGTCAACTATTGCATGGATAATGCAGGCAGCACCGTTGCATTCGCCTACGAGCCTTCCACGACTGCCGGTATCACCTATTCGGGTGACGTGCAGATTCGACCGATCCAAATCGGTGGCGATGTCGCAGTTCAGAGCGTCGTTTCCTTCGACTTCCCCGTCGTCGGCGAATTCACCAGGGCATAACCATGATTCGCATTCTGGGGAAGGTCACCCACACGGACGGGCGCGTAGCCGACTTTGCTGGTGGCATCAACGCCCTATCGATGTGGGAGGCGTACGCGCAACGACAAAATCTAAACCCAAACCCCGAAGTGTCGCCGATGACGTGGACGATGTATGTCGCGTACGCATCGCTTCCAGACGACGCACGAAAGGGCATTGGATTTGACACGTGGAAAGCAACTATCGA